TAAGTTAAATAAGTTTGATAAAGAAGTTGACAAAAAAGCCATTAAAAACTTAATTACAAACACTTTAGCTACTCCTGTGATAGCGGCTGAGACTTCTGAGGGTTCTGCGGCACTTTTCCCTAGTCCTTTGCCTAATAAACAAGCACCAATCCCTGTTTTTGGTATGTAAATGGGCTAAAACGCACGTAGTGAGCTTTTGAGAGGTTTTAATAAGAAATAAAGGGGATAGTATCAACCGTCCCCTTTTTTCTCCTCCTACAGCGTCATTTTTAAGCTATTTATCAATAATTACCCGAATAATTCCTAATTCTATCAGAGCATACCATCCTTTCCCCTCATTTAACGATTCTTTGAATACAAACTCTATACCAAAGACTAAACCACTAATAAATTCTATAGTAATAAACATAGTTATCCCTTATTTAATTTCACAAGCACCACCGGCACATGCCGCTTGCTCTTTTAACTCAGTGTTATCATCATGCTCTTCTACTTTAGTCAAGTCAATAGAAGCTAGATGTTTGTATAACTCGTCAAACTCCTCTTTAGTGCAATCTGTAAATGGTGCTTGAATGTATGTACCATTGTCATAAGGCAGAACAGAGATACCAGTGTAGTCTTCTCGGTTTTCCCACATCCACTCACCACACTCATAAAACTCTTCTGGCTTCAAACTAATGGTGCAAGATACATTATGTTTGTTATTACCATAATTATGTCCATTACCAATCCACTCTAAGTTCCAACGACGCACACGCTCTAGCAAATCTTTGTAACTCTCTGTGCGTAGCATACTCCCTTCTGGGGCTTTCTGTGGAAAACTCATAACAGCCTCTAAGTGTGGTTTGAAATGACAATCCTCAATCAGAGCAGGGAAGTTGTCAACCATGTAGCTATATAACGGCTCATTCTTTCCAACACGCATACGGCGAATATAATAGTCATTATGCCAAGCATGAATCCCAGAACTTGAACCAACCACAAGGGAAGTTGTGCCTGCTGGCTTAACTGTAGTAATACGAGCAGAACTATTAATCCCAATGATATTAGCAACACGTTCATTCTCCTGTTTTGTAATCTCTGCTGCCTCTTTTAAGTTTAACGGCAACACAGTGCCACTACCAATCCCTGTCATACTAATACCTAACAAAGCTTCTTTCTCTGTCTGCTCTTTCCATACATTACGCAAGTAGTGGAAGTCAGTGTAACCCGCTTGCAGTGTACCAATTAATGTAGCGGCTTTTACACGAGCATTTAACTCTTCTTGTGTAGAAACATCTGATACATTTACTTCTGTCAAATTACAATACTGGTTTGGGTTTAGTGCAATCTCACAACAGGGATTACTTCCCATGTCATAGTCGTTTGTCCAGAACACTCCCGGCTCGCCACTGCCACTCTCTTCGACTTTCTTCCAGATAGCATCCCACTCTTCTTTTGTGGTTTCATCTCGGTGTAACACTGCTGAGTTGTTAGCACGACCTCGTTGTGGGTTTAATTCCCACCAAGTACCAGACTTAGCAGATAGCATATCCATATCATCTTTGTCAAACAAACTAATCAAAGCTGCTCTACGAATACCACCAGAAAGCACAGCATCGGCTATATGGCAAATCATGTCATGCACTTCAATAGGTTTTAGTTTTCTGCCAATAGCATTGTTAAGGACGCTGCGAAGTTTGTCCAAACAAATACGCAAAGGGTCAGCACCCGGAGCTTTTCCTCCACTAGTAATAAGTCTAGCTCCTTTAGGACGAATATCCCTAAAATCAAATTGAGGGTCAGACTTACCCAGTGTATAGGCTTTAATAAGAACTTTAACTGCATCTGCCCAACCTTCAATACTATCTCCTACTAAGAACCTACGTTGTTTGTCAGAAGTACCTACGATAGTTGGCAACTGAGAAACGTGGCGATTTTGGACGCTAAAGCCGACACCGCTTCCCCCAAGAAGGTTAAACATGGTTTCGCTAAAAATGGCTGGGTGATTAGCAGGGGAGTAAGCACAATTAAACATACGATTATTAGACAACTCAATAGGGCGACCGCCAAACTGTAAACTACGCATAGAAGGTAAAATTTGGCGATTGTAAACATATTTGTAAGCAGACTTAATCTCCTCTTTCATCATTGGGTATTTACGAATGTGCATAGCCATGTTACGGTCAACAATCTCCTCCCATGTTTCCCTACGGCTAACCTCTGGCACAAACTTAGCATATTTGTTAAACACTGTTACATCACTTAAAATCTTTTGGCTAATATCCATATTTTCTCTTTTATTTTGGGTTGGTAAACTATATAAATTTATTGGTGGCAGAAACAACTCACTCCAATAAATCTTTAAACTTGTCATAATTTTCTATAACTTTATCTAAGAAAGCTTCTACTAAATCCTCAGTGGAAATCTCTAGCATATCGATGAAATCCACTTCTGGAACTTGTTCAGAAATCTTTTGTTTTAACTCTTCAATGGTTAGCATTTTCAAATTCAATCAATAGGTCAATAAAGTGTTTTGCTTTTTCCAAGTCTTGTATTCCACCTTTGTCTTTCCACCTACAGAGATACTTAATTGCCGTAGCTTCTAGGTAAGGTATGTTATTTTTGTAACAGAACTCTGCGGGTTGTATCTTAAACTTCTTGTAATGACTACCTCCTACTTGTAGTTCACTTGGCATTAATTCTTTGGCTCTTTTATTTACCCATTCTTTATATTCTCCACTTTCGTAATCAGGGATTCCCATATTTTCCTTTCAAGTATCTCATACTAACCATAATCTCATCAAACGTACCATTCTCTACTTCATTCAATACTACCACACCTCTCCAGTGGATATTGGTTTGGTGATTTAAGTAATGCTCATCATGCTCATATCCACTGCCTACAATCATCGCTGTCATCTCAGTGCCGTCTGCTCGCTTTGCAAAGGCAATATCTCTACCCTGTTGATGACCTGCTATACAAGATTGATGATGCTTTGTTAGTAGTGCCCTAGCTGTTGTAACCGGATTACCCATAACCCCAGAAACAAAGTAATGACAGAACATAACCCCTTCAATGTTAATCGGTTGTAAGAATGGTACAGTTTCCCATCCTAACTTCTCGTACTGTAAATCCTCTAAACTAATTAAACCCTCAAGCTTTGGGTCGTTATGTATTGCACGATTAATACGGTTTTCATGATTTCCATACAACATCACCATACGTGGTTTCCAGCGAGGCTTGTGGTTCTTTTTCAGAAACTCTTGGTGTTGCTTAATCGGGTCTAACAAAACTTTCATAGCGGCTATTGATGTATTAATATCCTCTTTATAACGCATACCTTCCATTGATTTGCTACCTGCTTTGTCGTGACTTGACAAACTAGGCATATCTGCAAAATCTCCAAGATGCACAATAATGTCTGGTTGCATATCCACTGCATACTGCCCAATCCATGACAGGAAATTGTAACTGTCTCCCGGTCGTATCTGGCTATCTGGTATTACTAGTATTCGTTTAGTCATCCTCTAACCCCATCTCTGCTAAAAATATGTCGTAACTAACTCCATCTTCTAAGTAATGTATTAAAGCATCACCATTATTTATTGGATATTGTTGATACAACCATGCTGTAAATTCTTCTTCATACTTCATCATCTAACTCCTTGTAGTGTTCTCCAGTGTTGCCGTTCTGCCCAATCTGGTCTATGCGGTCTTCATCCCAGAATAACAATGGGCAATTTGTCCAAGCACATTCTACCACATTTTTTAACTCTTTACCACATATTTTACACAGTGTCATTACATCTCCATTCGTCATAATCTGTCCAGCAAGAAGCTAACTGATTAAATGTTTTCTTAGCAATTCCGTAAGCGGGGCGCACCTCACACCAAAGCTTTGAACCTAAATACCGATACTCTGCTTTAATTTCGTGTAGAGGTGTATTCCGTAACTCATGCTCCACCGGTAAATCTTTAAGGTTCATTCAATACCTTCGGATGGAATGAACAAACCCGACACTTCGTTAATGTATCTACAAGGTATTTACAATCTGTAAAACAAGATGGTTTAATCTTTCCTAAGTTTTCTTTATATGTCTTAGGGTTGCCCTTGCCTGACTTGATAGCATCCCCAGTTATATCGTTCTTAGTAGCCACTACTTATTCTCCTTTCTAACTTTACGTTCTTCAGCACTTTTCTTATCATGGCAAGTTGTGCATAAAACTTGTAAGTTATCTTTACCACAGAACATACGTTTAATGTAAACATCCCAATTAACAAACCCTTCTACTGGACACACCACTGGGTCATTGTGGTCAACGTTCACTTCTTTAGCAGGGTAGTCTTGCTTACATTCTGCACACTTGTAATGCTCTGCAATACGATTAGTCTTTTTGTTTACCTTCTTACCAACACTTGCGGCTTTCAATGTTTCATATTTAGCTGGGAATTTACGAAAGCCACTACGCAACACTCCAGTAATGAATGTCCTAAGTTTCCCAGAAGTCCATTCAGTCATTAGTGAGCAAACCTTTCTACATAGTCAATAGGTTTCCCAGAGTAGGCTTCATATACAATCTGGATAGCTTCTAATAGTTCTTCTGCCTCTCTTCCAAATATATCTCTGTTCTCTTCATAATCAGCCTTCAGTAGAGAACACATAAGTATTTCAATCTGTTCTACATCTATATCTAC